TCTTTACCTATTTTATATAGATACGAAAACCAGAATTGGAAAATGTGGGATGAACTCAGACGAGAATTTGAAGAATAAGCCAGCTTTATTCCAGAAAGGGGGTACAGGCGGCCCCGGTAGGCCGAAAAACTCTATAAATAAGAACCGCCTTGTGTCAGAAGTGCTAAATAAGTTGAATTTCGATCCCCTTACCGAAGCGGTTTCCATGTTCAGAGATGATGAAACTCCTGTGAAGGTAAAATCGGACTTGCTTATGAAGTTGATGCGTTTGGTATATCCAGAGGTTAAACAGGTACAGGTTGAAAGTCATACTATGGGTAATAAAATAAACCCCATACAGGAAGCTATGCTTCAAATACAGGAAAAATCGGATGGTTTTGCTTACCAAAATAGGAATGTGAGTGGCAGAGAGACAACCGAAGAACCTAGTACAACTAATTAAAAGTCGTACTTGGCGATTAAATAATTTATATCATATAAGACCAAAAGAGGGGAGTAGTCTAATTCCTTTTCGCCTTAATTGGGCACAAAAGGACATCTACTCTAATATTTGGAACCGTATGATTGTCTTAAAAGCTAGGCAATTAGGCGTGACTACCTTTTTTTCCGTCTTATTTCTGGATGATTGCCTGTTTAATCCAAATAGGGAAGCAGGGATTATTGCAGATACTAGAGAAAACGCTGAGGAAATATTCCGCACCAAAGTAAAGGATGTTTGGGATAATGTAGCAAAAGATATTCCCGCCTTGAGAGATTTAATTAAAGATACCGTTAAATTAGAGAGTGAGCAGGGTAAGAGATTGATCTTTAGTAATGGTTCTGCATTTAGAGTTTCTACATCCATGCGTTCTGGTACTCTCAGTCAGTTACTAATTACAGAATACGGTAAAATCTGTGCGAAAGAACCTGAGAAAGCTAGGGAAGTTCGTACTGGTAGCATTGAAACATTGCCTAGAGATGCTTTGTTAGCGATGGAATCAACCGCTATGGGTAACGAAGGTGATTTCTTCACTAAATGCAGGGATGCTGAATTGGATAACCTTGCGAAAAAAGAACTCACTACTATGGATTACAGGTTTTTCTTCTTTCCTTGGTATAAGGAGAAAGCATATAAACTTGAAACCAGCACCCCTGTCCCACCTGATGTAGAAACCTATTTTGAAAAACAAGAATCCGATTTAAATGTTAAATTTAACAAGGCACAGAAGTCGTGGTATGCTAAAAAGCTGTCTGAGTTAGGGGATGATGTAAAAAGAGAATACCCTACAACGGCAAAAGAAGCATTTGAGCAGAGTATTGAGGGTGCCTACCTTGCAAGACATCTGCAATCAGCGTATATTGATGGTAGGGTAGAAAGCTTACCTTATATCAGGAGACTGCCAGTACATACTGGATGGGATTTAGGTATCAATGACACAACTTGTATTTGGTTTTTTCAGATACACCAAGATTGTATTCGTTTTATAGATTATTACGAAAATGCGGATGAGGGTTTGACCCACTACATTAATTTACTCAAACAGAGAGATTATAGATACGGCAAACACCTTGCTCCGCATGATATTGAGGTTAGAGATTTTACGATTGGTAAGACTAGGAAAGAGTTTGCCAGAGAACAAGGGCTAATCTTTGAGACTGTGCCTAGACCACATGATGTAATGGATAAGATTGAGAGTGTAAGAAATATCTTTCCTCAATTTTATTTTGATGAAACCAAATGCAGTAGAGGCTTGACTTGTTTAAAGAATTACCGTAAAGAATGGGACGATAAGAATGGTTGTTACAAGAACCGTCCTCTGCATAATTGGGCCTCTCATGGATTTGATGCCTTAGCTACAGCCGCTTTAGGGTTTGAAGCTGGCTATTTAAATGTTAATGTATTACAAGCAAGTGCTGTTGCTGAGTATGATGTTTTTGATTAGGAGATAAACTATGGGTATGGGAAAAGGCTCAATGCCTGCGATGCCTGCACCAATGGTGGTAGAGCCGCCAAAGCAAGAAGATTACTTACCAGAAAAGTCAGAGTTACCAGAAATCCCACAGGTAACAGAGGCTAAACTGGATGAAGAAAAACGCAAAAAAATGCAACGGCTTGCACAGACAGATACTAGAGAATCTAATATTACAAATATTGGTGGTGCTTTAGGGGATGGTACGACAGAAGATCAAGAGATACAACGTTTAGGTCTGTTTGTCACGCCTAAGACTATTGGTAAAAGTTCCACTAAAGGATTATTAAGTTCATAAGGAGATAAGTTATGGGTGGTCGACCAAGTCCTCCTCAAGTAGATTATGCCGCTATTGCTAGGCAACAAGAGCAAGAAAGACAGAGATTGCAGGGTATAGAGGATGAAAAATATCGTGTCAAAGGTATTTCTGATTATATAGATTATATGTCAGACAACCCAAAATCTATGAGTTTTCAAGCCGCTACTGGTAGATACTTTAAAGGTGTAAGCCCCGGTGCTACTCCGGGTAAAGCGTTAGAGAACTACCAGACGGACAAATCAATTACTGCGGATATGATTAAACAAGACCCTAGTAAATATTTCGACAGAAAGACGAGCCAAGCAAGTATACAGCCGGGACGGATTAAGTTTGGTAAATTACCTGATAAATCAGCACAGCAAGGATTATTAGGTTCGGGGCAACAAGACAAGAAAACCTTACTAGGAGCCTAGTATGCCTGTAGCAACCGATTTATTAAAACGCTACGAGGTTTTAAAAAATGACCGAATATTATGGGAGCCATTCTTTCGTGATGTACGTGATTATATTAGACCCCGTAAACAGCAAGTAGACAGTTCCCAAAATATTAATGCGGAACGTCATACTAATAAAATGTTTGATTCCTCTGCGCCAGAGGCAAGCCGTATTATGGCTATGTCTATGCAGAATGCCTTAGTTCCGCAATCAGTAGTATGGTTTGGCCTCTCTATACCTTCTGGACACAAATTATATGCTTTGAATGAAGAACCTAGTGTAAAGCGTTGGTTTCACGATGTAACGCAAAAGATGTTTTACAGTATGCACGAAAGTAACTTCTACACTACGATTGGTGAAGCATTTTTAGATTTTACGTCTTTCGGCACAATCAATATATTACTAGAAGAAAATCAGTCATACTATGATGGTTTTGGGGGGCTAGTCTTTACCTCTATACCAACTGGGCAGTTTGTTTTTTCAGAGGACAGATGGGGGAAGCCTGATACTGTATTTTGGGAGTATGTGTTTACCGCTAGACAAGCAAAACAACTATTCGGTAATAAAAAACTACCTGATTCTGTAAAGAAAGCTTGTAAGGAAGCACCAGACACAAAGTTTACTTTTGTGCGTGTTGTTATGCCTAGCGAAGATTACGAAATGAACTCAGTAGATTCTATGAAAAAGAAGTATGCTACTGTAGATATTCATTACGATACTAAGAAAATTGTTAGAAGAAATGGTTTTGATGAACTACCTTATGTAATTGGCAGATTTGAGAAGGCATCTGGCGAATTGTGGGGCAGAAGTCCTGCCGACATCGCCATGCCAGATATAAAGACACTCAATAAGATTCGAGAACTCGAACTTAAAGGGCTGGCTACTGCCGTACATCCACCTTTGATCGCACCAGATCAGGGTATTATTGGTACGTTTAGAATGACTCCTTCTGCAATTAACTACTCTAGGGAACCAGAACGATTTAAATTCCTCAGATTTGAAGGTAGGTTTGACTTATCCTCTCTAAAAGCTGATGAATTAAAGAAATCAATTCGTGGAATTTTCCTTGCAGATCAACTTGTACTGCCAGAAAAACTAAATATGACGGCAGAGGAAGTTGCTACTGTAAGAGAACAAATCCAAAAATTACTTGGGCCTACGGTAGCTAGATTTGAAAGTGAGGTTTTAACTCCTCTTATTTTGCGTAGCTTTGGTTTACTCAATAGGGCTGGTGCTTTACCGCCAGCACCTCAAGAATTAGCAGAGTTAGATGAAATCGAGGTGTCTTATGTTGGTCAACTGGCTAAGAACCAAAAAATACAAGATGTCACAGCAATACAGAGATGGCTTGGGGTGGCGGCTAATATGGCTGGTTTTGCACCAGAGGTACTTGATAATATTAATGTGGATGAAGCTTTACAAATCATCGGTGAAAGGATGGCTGTACCGTCTGCGGTAATGAGATCGCAAGAAGAAGTTGAACAGATGAGGGCGCAACGTCAGGAACAAATGGCGATGCAAGAACAACTGGCTCAGGCTTCACAGGTTGCAGAGGGCGCAGGCAAAGCCGCACCAATGGTTACAGCACTAGGAGGTGCTAATGCGTTCCCAGTACAATGAACTGGATGATATAAGAGAGGCAATAGTTAAAACATTTTCGGGTACTTACGGAGAAAAAGTATTACAATTTTTAGAGGATATGTATATGAATCAGATTTCGGCTGAACCGAATGACCCATATACAACCTACTTTAACGAAGGGGGTAGGGGTTTAGTTTTAGGATTGAAAGCGCAAATTCATGCTTACAAAAACAGAGAGAACCAGCCTACACAACAGGAAGAAATACAACTCTAACGAGTGGGATTTTGACTGTAATGAGTGTGGGGCGTGTTGCAGGGCACTTGGGTGCCCAGATATTACAGAGGATAATAAGTGTTCGATCTATAATTCTCGACCATTTTTGTGTGATACGAGAAGGATGTTTAACGAGGTACATAGCAAGACTATGACCAAACAAGAATATTTCGCTAAAGCTAAAATAGCTTGCGACCAATTAAAGGAGCAATATTGATGTCAGAGCAAACAGAGGCCGTTACAAGCGATAACCTCATTAATACTGAGACAGAGGTAGCTGACACTTGGCAATCACAGCATTTGCCAGAAGATTTAAGGGATAATGAAACTTTCTCTAAGTTTAAAGATGTAGGGGCACTAGGCAATTCTTACCTAGAGTTACAGAAAATGGTGGGTTCTAGGGTTAAAGTACCTACAGAAGATGCCTCAGAAGAAGATATTAATTCGTTCTATAATCAATTAGGGAGGCCAGAGGCACCAGATAAATATGAAATTAATCTTCCTGAGACAGAATACCGTCAGGAAAAAATAGATGAATTTTTACAGAGGGCACACGCATCAGGTCTAACAAATAAACAAGCCCAAGATGCTTTAGACTTTTATCATTCTTTAGAAACTGATACACAGGTCAATGCAGAGGCCGCTATGCAACAAGCTAGGTTAGATGCGGAAACTGTACTGAAAAAGGAATGGGGGCCAGCCGAATATGCTAAGAATTTAGCGGTGTCCCGTAGAGCGTTCAACCGTTTTGCAGACGATGATTTAAAACAGTTCGTAAATGAAAGCGGTGTAACCAATAATGTTGCGATGATTAAGTTTCTTCATCGTATTGGCTCCGCATTTAGTGAGCCTGCTTTAGAGGGTTCTGGTAAAACTACAGGCTCTATTGATCCTGATTCAGCCAAGCTGGAAATTGCGGCTATGATGAAGGATAAAAAACACAAGTATAATGAAGCTTTATTTGATAATATGCACCCGAAGCATATGGAGGCTATTTCATATAGAGATCATTTGTATGATATGATTTATACCGAGGAATAAATGGATAATATTTTTTGTTCTGCGTGTGAAAACTTTGAGTACCAAGATAGACGTATCGAAGGCAAAGCCACACCAGAGCAGTATGGCTACTGTAGAGAATTTAAACGGCAAACTTCTGCCGATTCTTTCTATGCAGTATGTCTTGGTGCTTCCCCTATAGATGTTCAGATAGAGAAGCCCAGTATTGTGAAGAAACGGCCTTGAAAAAGATAACCATATCTTCACGCAAATAGAGCCTACATAGTGTAGACAACTCTCCTTTTTTAATCTCTTTACTTACAAGAGGTCTATTATGAGTATCGAAGTCAATAAGGCATTTGCCCAGAAGTTTAGGGACAGTTTTATTCACTTGGTACAGCAAAAAGGTTCACGTTTGCGTGAGTATGTTCGTGTTAATACGGATATACAAGGCAAGTACGATCACTTTGACCGTTTAGGTAGCACATCGGCTCAAAAAATAACGAGTCGGCATAGTGATACACCTTTGATCTCTACCCCACACTCCCGTAGACGAGTTTCTATGGAAGATTACAACTGGGCTGATTTAGTCGATAAGGCTGATAAGGTTCGGATGTTAGCTGATCCTACTAGCGAATATATGAAAGCTGGTGTATGGGCTATGGGTAGAACAATGGATGATGTACTTATCTCTGCGATGTTGGGCAACGCTGTTAGTGTGGATGAAAATGATTCCTCAAGCAACACCGCTTTGCCTGCGGCACAGAAGATTGCTGTATCAGGTACTACGGATATGAACATTACGAAACTGAGAGAAGCAAAACAAATCTTAGATTCTTCTGATGTTGATCCTGATTTACCACGTTGTATTGTTATGAAGTCTAACCAATTTTATGATCTCCTCGGAGATACTGAAATTCAAAGTGCAGACTACAATACAGTAAAAGCCTTAGTAGCTGGTGATATTGATACCTTTATGGGATTCAAATTCATTCGCTCTGAGCGTTTAACAAGCGACTCTAATGGTGATACCCAATGTATTGCTTGGATTCACGATGGAGTTGGTTTGAGTCTAGGTATGGACGTTAAAACCGAAATTACGGAACGTTCAGATAAAAACTATAGTACGCAAGTCTATGCCCAAATGTGTCTCGGTGCGGTTCGCATTGAAGATGAAAAGGTCGTAGAAATTGCTTGTACTGATTCTTAAGGGAGGTATATAAATGGCTACTTATAAAAGTACAGAGTATACTTCTGCTACGGACGGT